AGACAACCATTTTATGATTTACCAAAAATAGATAATTTTATCCAAGCTTTAAGTTTTAAAATAATTGATAAATTAAAGGATCAATTACAGAAGAAAGAAACAGCTGAAATATCATCAAGTGGTAATATAATAACACAATTAAATAGTGTTGTGTCAACAGTTTCAGAAAAAGATGTTTTAACCACAAATCAAAATTGTTCCACCAAATTAAATGCTACTTACCAAGGATTTACAAATGTTGCAAACCCAGAATTAACAACAATTAATGCAAATGATTTTAATGTTTTATTAAGAGATAAAGTTAGAGCAAATGGATATACAGCACAAACCGAAAAAGAAGTTTATTTAAGACAACTATTATTTATTTTAATTTTTATGGATTCTGGTAGTGGAAATAATTTGAAGGCGTATGAAAATAATTTTTCATCAGTTTCATTAGACCAAACCTACGGACCATCATTTATATCGTTTGTTGATAAAAATTATTATTGTATTAATAGAGGAACAATAAAAGACATACCTATGGTTAAGTTTACATCAACTGCAAAATTTTTAGATTTTGCAATATCAAAAGCACCATCAATTTTACAAACATATATGAGTAGTAACCAAAAATTACAAACAATTGTAAAAATATACACAACTTCTTGGCCAACTATAAGAAATAGTAATGTTTATGATAAATTGACAGAACAAGATAAGAAAAAATTAGAAAATGCTGCAGAACAAGCAAATGATTTATTTAATTCCGTTAATAGTTAATTTTATTCATTAACGATATATTTATAATAAAAAAAATATGAGTAATACTAAATTAATATTAGACAATTATTTGGGTAAAAATACCAGAATGTCAGAAAAAGAATTAGGCAATGGAATGAAACAAGTATGTGATTTAGATACTGGTGATTGTTATGTTGTTAAAGAAAAAGATGGTCTTATCGAAAGAGTTGATAACACTATGAAAACAAATAAAAAAATCCAAGTTGAAACAACTACTGGTATAAAAACATTATTAAACGGATAAAAATGGGTGTCGATAAAAAAATATTAGAAGAAATCACAAGATTTAAAAAAATCAATCAATATATTACCGAACAAGCAGTAGACCCTACTGCGGCACCGGTAGACCCTATGGCAGCACCAGCAGACCCAGCGGCGGACCCTATGGCAGCACCAGTAGATCCAATGGCAGCGGGAGCACCACCAGCAGATCCAGCAGCAGCACCGGCTGACCCAATGGCAGCGGGAGCACCAGCGGCACCAGCACCAGTAGATGTTGAGGCTGATGCTGATGTTGAAGTTATAGACGATGAAGGAAAACCAGAAAAAGAAGATTTAGAAATAACAGATCTTGTTGATACACAAAAATCAATAAAAGATAAACAAGATGAATATTTTGATAATCTATTTAACCAATTAAAATCTTTAGAAGATAAATTGGTTGATATGGATCAGTTAGTTTCAAAGATAGATAATTTAGAAACAAAGATTGAAAAAATGCGTCCTAAAACTGCTAAAGAAAAACTTGAATTAAGAACTTTAGATTCCGGACCATTTAATCAAAAATTATCAGATTTTTTTAACGATAAAGAAGAAGATTTTGAAAAAACCGGAAAAGAATATGAATTAACCGCTGATGAGGTTAATAGTTACTCAACAAACGAAATTGAAGATTCTTTTGACGATTATGACGAAAAAGATTCAGATATGATGTAATATTTTGAGAGGGACATTACTGTCCCTTTCATTTTTTTTATTTTAACTTATTGACTGCGACACAAATTTTAATTATACTTTCTATTGTAAACTTTTAAAAACAAATATATATGGCGACAAACAATGTTTTAGATGCGGTTTTGGCTCAGTACGAGAATGCAAAACAAAGTGGTTCTTCTTCCACTTCAAAAATGTCTCAAGAAGAAAGAATGAAAAAGTATTTTGCTGCAATACTTAAAGACAACGAAAAGCAAGCACAAAAAAAGATTCGTATCTTACCTACACCAGATGGGTCTTCACCCTTCAAAGAAGTTTGGTTTCACGAAATTAATGTTGATGGAAAATGGCAAAAGTTCTACGATCCAGGAAAGAATGATAATGAACGATCACCTTTAAGTGAAGTTTACGATGTGCTTATGTCAACTGGTAGAGAATCTGACAAAGAATTGGCAAAACAATACAAACCTCGTAAGTTTTATATTGTTAAAGTAATTGACCGTGATAACGAACAAGACGGGCCTAAATTCTGGAGATTCAAACACAATTACAAACAAGAAGGAATTTTTGATAAGATTATCCCAATCTATAAAGCAAAAGGCGATGTTGCTGACGCTGATAAGGGAAGAGATCTTATTCTTGAATTAACTAAAGCAAAAACGCCAAAAGGTGCGTTCTATACTGTAATCCAAACAGTTATGTATGATGATCCATCTCCGGTTCACGAAGATGGTGATACAATGTCAGAATGGGTTAATGATGAACTTACTTGGGAAGATGTTTATTCTAAAAAACCTACAGAGTATTTGGAAGCAATTGCTCGTGGTGAAACACCAAGATGGGATTCTGATGCCGGAAAATATATCTTCGCAAACACAGAAGAAAGTGAAATTTCAATGGGTGGTTCTAAAACAACAGAAGAAGTTAAAGTTGTTGACCCACAACTTAATGATGAAATAGACGAAGAATTACCGTTCTAAATTTTAGTAAAATAAAGTGGGTGTGTTTATATACAATACACCCATTTTTTCTTATATTTTTTAAAAAAGAAATTTATGGCAATAAGAAAAAAAGAGTTTAAGTTTGATGATATCAAAGCAAAGTTCTCAAGTAAAACAAAATATAAACCAGAAGCGTTTTATAATTGTGGCGAAGCATTTATGGAAGCTTGTGGGTTACCAGGACCAGTGATGGGTGGGATTTCTATGCTCTTGGGTCATAGTAACGCCGGAAAAACAACAGCAATGATTTTGACGGCCGCTGACGCCCAAAGAAAAGGACATTTACCGGTTTTTATAATTACAGAAAAAAAGTGGAATTGGGAACACGCTGTTGAGCTTGGACTTGAGGCAACAAAGAATGAAGATGGTGAATGGGAAGGAATTTTTATCTTTAACGATTCGTTTGATTATTTAGAACAAGCTACTGATTTTATGAATGAAATTCTTGACGCACAAGAAAAGGGGGACATACCATACAGTATTGTATTTTGTTTTGACTCAATCGGATCAATCCCATGTCAAATGACATATGAAGGAAAGGGTGGAGGAATGCATAACGCGAAAGTTTTAGCGGATAAAATCGGAATGGGAATCCATTCAAGAATCTCAAAGTCAAAAAAAGAAGATTTCCCATATTATAATACTTTAGTTGTTGTAAACCAACCTTGGGTGCTCCTTCCAGACAACCCATTCGGTCAACCTGAAATTAAAAGTAAGGGTGGTGAAGCAATTTGGTTAGCATCTTCATTAGTGTTTTTATTTGGTAATCAAAAGAAATCAGGTATTAGTCATATCGATGCAACAAAAAATGGTAGAAAAATTTCTTTTGCAATAAGAACAAAAATATCTATACTTAAAAATCACGTGAATGGTCTTGGGTTCAAAGATAGTAAGATTATTGCGGTTCACAACGGATATATTACCGATACAAAAGAATCGTTAGACAAATATAAAAAAGAATTTTCAGATTATTGGGCAGTAAAGATGGGTGGTAATGACTTTGCATTAACTGAAAGTGTATCGGATGATCTTGATGATGAATAAAAAAATTCATAATATTTATACTTTTAATGATTTTGTAGATATTTATTAATATATGGGAAGAAAAAAAATTAATGATGAGGATAAAAAAGTAAAAATTGGTGTGTCTATCGACCCTAATTTACCACAATACTTTAAAGATAGGTCTATTAATATTTCTTCCTTAGTTAATAAACTATTGGTAGAATATATTAAAAATGGAGACAAAAGTTTGTAGTAAATGTAATATTAAAAAACAAATATGTAATTTTGGAAAGTTAAAAAATTCAAAAGATGGTTATAGAGGTGTTTGTAAAGAATGTAGGAATAACACTGAAAAAAAATATGTTGGTGAAAACGTAATATTAAGAAAGAAAAAATGGAGAGATAATAACAAAGATAAAATAAAAAAACATTATCTTGACACAAAAAAAAATATATTAGAATATCAAAAAAAATACCGAGAAGAAAATCGTGAAAAAGTTTTAGAAAGAAAAAAAATATATTACAAAGAGAATAAAGATATTGTTTTAATAAAACAAAAAATTTATAGAAAAAATAACAAACATAAAAGAAATTCTTCTGAAAAATTAAAAAAAGAAAATGATGTAGTATATAGTTTATTAACAGGAATGAGAAGTCGTTTATGTAGCTTTTTAAAAACAAAAAATATAACCAAAAAAAATAAAACTTTTGAAATTGTAGGATGTACACCTCAAGAATTAAAAGAACATTTAGAAAAACAATTTGTTGATGGTATGAATTGGGAAAATAGAAGTGATTGGCATATAGACCATATTATACCTTTATCTTCGGCTAAAACTGAAGAAGAAGTATATAACCTATGTCACTATACAAATTTACAGCCATTATGGGCTATTGATAATATCAAAAAAAGTAACAATATTTTATAAAAAAAACAAATGAATAAAAAATTAAAAGTAATATCGTTATTTTCCGGATACGGAACACAAGAGCTAGCCTTGAAATACATTGGTGTTGATTATGAAAATGTTGCGAATTGCGACAATTTTAAACCGGCTAATGAATCTTATAATGCTTTACATACAACAACCAATGGTAATCTTGGTGATATTAGAATGATTGATGAAACGACATTCCCCCAATGTGATTTACTAACATATTCATTCCCTTGTCAGGATATTTCAATTTCTGGTGTTCAAAAAGGGATTAAAGAGGGGACAAGAAGTGGCTTATTATTTGAAGTTGAAAGATTATTAAGTGTAAATAGACCAAAATATCTTTTGATGGAAAATGTTAAAAATTTAATATCAAAAAATCATATCGATAACTTCCAAAAACACATCTATTTCTTACGAGGTCTTGGTTATAGTTCATTCTGGAGAGTATTAAATGGTGCTGACTTCGGTTGTCCTCAAAATAGAGAAAGAGTTTTTATGATGTCAGTACTAAATAGTAGTATTGAAGAAGTTAAAGAAAAAATGATGAATGTTGATAATCACAAAAAAGATAGAGTTCCGATGAAACCATTTATCGAACAAGATTTCAATCAATCGTTAATTGTTGAGTGTGATTATACCCTACATCAACCAAAACAGAATTCAATCTGTAAGTTAATTGCTAGACGAAATGATGTGAGTTACGATCAAGCAAGACGAATATATTCAATCGATGGTTGTTCTCCTTGTTTAACGACAAGTGGGTCTCCACAGATTATGACAGAAGATGGTCGAGTTAGAAATATTACAGCAAGAGAAGGTTATAGATTTATGGGTGTAAAAGAAAAAGATATTGATTTATTACTTACAACTTCATTGTCAAATACATCCCACGTAGCTTTAGCCGGTAATTCAATATGTATTCCAGTTATGGAAGCGATATTTAGTGAATTTTTTTCAGAATATATCACAACAGAAGAACCAGTATTGTCAAACCCTATTAACGAAACAACAAATGACTAAAACCTTATTGGTTGATGGAAACAACCTACTAAAAGTAGGTTTCCACGGTGTTAAAGATTTCTTTAATAAAGGAGAACACGTCGGTGGAACTTGGCATTTCCTAAACACATTAAGAAAGTTTTTAGAAGAAAATAATTACAATAAGATTGTTGTTTGTTGGGACAGTGAAACTGGATCTTCACAGAGAAGAATTATATACCCAAAATACAAATTAAACCGAAAACAAAAGGTAGATGCTGATTATAAAGAACAATCGTTCTTAAATCAAAAGAATAGGGTAAAACAATACCTTGAAGAAATGTTTGTTAGACAATTGGAAGTAGAAGAATCTGAAGCTGATGATTTGATTGCTTATTATTGTCAAATTTCAGAAGATGAAGATAAAACAATATTTTCATCCGATAGAGATTTAACACAACTTATTTCCGAAACGGTAACAATATATTCACCCCAACAAAAAAAATATTACAAGAATGGTGATGGGATTAAAATGGATAGTTCCAAAATCCCACACTATAATATTAAGACCTATAAAATATTAACTGGTGATAGTTCGGATAATATTGATGGGATTTTTTATTTGGGTGAAAAAACATTTCTAAAATTGTTTCCAGAAATACTTGATACTGAATTAAAATATACTGATATTTTAACAAAGGCGGAAACATTACTTTTGGAACAAAAAGGAAATGTTGCTTTACAAAATCTACTTAATGGTAAAACCAAAGAAGGGATATTTGGAAAAGAGTTTTTCACAGTAAACGAGAAGTTAGTTGACCTTGCAAACCCACTAATTTCTGAAGAAGGAAAAGAATTAGTTAAACTATATTACTCGGAGTCGTTGGATCCAGACGGAAGAGGACATAGAAACCTAATTAGAATGATGATGGACGACGGATTTTTTAAATTTCTCCCAAAGGGTGATGACGCTTGGGTAAATTTTTTAAAACCATTTTTGAAACTATCAAGAAAAGAAAAAACAAATTTTAGAAACAAAACAAAAAATTAAAAAAAATGAGAGAACAGGATGTAACAAAGGTTGAATTTTTGTTAATGTGTAATGAAAACATCGTAGTACAAAGATTTTTCAATGTGAAAGGTTTTAACAAAACCGCACATAAATCAGAGGAATTTTATGACTATATCAGAACTTTTTGCAATCAACTTCAAAATGATTTGAAGATGAGGTCAATTGTTTATATGTTAGATAACCAGTACGAAATTTCTGAAAATCCGGATGTTTTAAATACATCAATCACTGAAGGTGATGAAAACTTTAACCTTTATATTAAGGTGGAAAATATGACAATTTGTCATAGAGTGTTTGACGCAAAAGTATACCCACCAAAGGTAAGATATACTGTAGATTTACGCCCAAAGCTAAAAACAATATTATCTGAACTTACTGACATTTTTTCAGGTAAAAAATTTAATTATTTTTATCCACAATTTATCTAATATTAGTAGTATTTATCATTACTAACAGAAAGAAAATATATGGCGACAAACAAAAACTTTGAATACCTTGGTAATAATTTCCAAATTCAATTACTTAATCAAATCATTTTAGATAAAGAGTTTTCACATTCAATAATTGATGTAATTGAAAACAATTATTTTGAAAACAAGTATTTCAAAATCATCATTCAGATGATTAAGGAGTATTATAAAAAATACGAACATACACCATCGTTTGATACTTTAGAACAAGTCGCAAAATCCGAACTACAACAAGAAACCGCAGTTAAAGTTGTTCTTGATACGATTAAGAAAATTAAGTCCGCACCTATTGATGGGGCTGATTTCGTTCAAGAAAAAGCACTTAAATTCTGTAAACAACAAGAATTACAGAAAGTAATGAAACAAGCACAAAAAATTATTGATGGTGGTGAGTTTGAAAGTTATGATACACTTGAAGAATTAGTAAGAGAAGCTTTATTAGTTGGCTCAAAAGATACATCAACAATGGATGTCTTTTCAAACTTAGATCAAGTATTAGATGATGACTATAGACACCCAATCCCAATGGGAATACCTGGTATCGATAGACTATTAAAAGGTGGACTAGCTAAGGGTGAGATTGGTGTGATACTAGCACCAACCGGTGTTGGTAAATCAACTATCCTAACAAAGATTGCTAACCATG